CGTTCGTATCAGTTGTCATGGGCGTTATGACAGGCGTTTTCGGTATTTGGATGGGTCACGAACATAAAGGAGATAATTATGGCACTAGCACCAAAGAAAAAAAGTAAAATTAAAAAAGTTATTAAGGGTTTAAAAAAGGCAAGTGCTTTACACAAAAAACAAGCTAAATCTTTAAAAAGTGTTATGGGCAACAAAAAGAAAAAGTGATTACTTTATGGCAAAAAAAGATCCAAAAACTGGTACAGGAAAAAAGCCTAAAGGTTCAGGAAGAAGACTCTATACTGACGAAAATCCAAAAGATACTGTTAGGATTAAATTTGCAACTCCTGCTGATGCTCGTGCAACAGTTAGAAAAGTTAAAAGAATTAACAAGCCTTATGCTAGAAAAATTCAAATCCTTACTGTCATGGAGCAAAGGGCAAAAGTAATGAAAAAAGCAGAAGTAGTTAGAATAGCTAAATCTGCAAAAGAGTCACTAAAACGAGCAAGAAAAAAATGACTGTATTTATGCTAATGTGTTATTTGAATGATGTTTATAATGGAGGAGTATATTTCAAAAATGTAAATGACTGCTTGTATTATTCAAAAAGATTGAGCAATCAAAATATGAACATGTCAAAAGAAGTTGAAAACTATCAATGTATGTGTAAACTTATACCAAATATTAATCCAAAGAAAGTGAAAGTGTACTAGGAGGTAGCCATGTTACAAGCACTTATAGGTCCTGTCACAGGACTTTTAGATAAATTTATTCCAGACGCAGACAAAAAGGCAGATCTCGCTCATAAGATAGCTACCATGTCTGAAAGACACGCACAAGAATTAGCACTTGCTCAAATAGAAGTTCTTAAAGAAGATGCCAAAGGTAATTGGTTTCAAAGCTCGTGGCGACCCCTTATTGGCTGGATTTCAGGTCTCAGCCTAGGTATCAACTACATGGTTTCGCCAATTTGTGCAGGGTTTGGAATTACAATACCACAGGCAGATATGTCAGTAATGATGCCTCTAATGTTTGGTATGTTAGGCATTGGCGGCATGAGATCATATGACAAGATGAAAAAAACAGACACAAAAAAATGAAACAACAAAAAGAAATTAAAATTTGTTGGATTCATAAAATAGCTATGAAAGAAATTGTGCATGAAGAGCCAATACCAACTGTAGGAATGTATAAATTTAAAGAATATAAATGTCCTATGTGTGCTAACTTGTATCAAGAAGAAGATTTATAACGTGTTAAAAAAACATTTTTGGAAAAAAGATTTAAAAGACTTTTCAAAAAAAGAATGGGAAGCTTTGTGTGATAGATGTGGAAAATGTTGTTTAATTAAACTGGAAGATGATGGAAAAATTTTTTACACAAGTATAACCTGTCAATTACTTTGCACTAAAACAGCACAATGTAAAGATTACAAAAATAGAAAGAAAAAAGTAAAAGAATGTGTTGTGTTAAGCTATCAAAATTTAGATGCACTTGATTGGATGCCTGATACCTGTGCATATAAGTTAATTAATGAAAAAAAACAATTACCTAGTTGGCATTACTTAATACATGGTAATTTCGAAAAAATGACAAGAGAAAAAATGTGTGTTACAGATCAAGCAACAAACGAATTATATGTAAAAGAAAAAGATTTTGTTAAATATATTACACATTGGAATTAATTATGGACGGAGTTAAATTAGCAGAACATTTATATAAGAACATACGTCAAAGAAAAGAACAATTAAGTGAATCTTTGGCTGATGGAGCGATAGGATCTATGGAAGACTATCGAGCAATAACAGGTGAAATACGAGGTCTAACCTGGATTGAAGAAGAACTAAGAACCTCGATGAAAGGTATAGAAGATGACTAAAAAGTTGTACGTCCCAAATCGGATACTGGCACAAAAAGCTAAAGCAGTTAATCCGACTCCAAAAGCTATATCAAAAGCTTTTGATAATAAAGAAGAAGCCAACGAAAACTCTAAAGATCCATCTAAATTAGATGTGTCAGTCTTAGAGAGATTACCTCAACCAACAGGTTACAGAATATTAGTAATTCCTTACTACTTATCTGAAAAGACAAAGGGAGGAATAATTATTCCTGATGCAACCAGAGATCGTGAGTCTTTTGCAACTGTTGTAGCTTACGTTGTAAAGTTAGGTCCTGATGCCTATCAAGACTCTGATAAATTCCCAAATGGAGCGTACTGTTCTGAGAAGAATTGGGTGCTTATGGGTAGATATGCTGGAAATAGGTTCAAAGTGGATGGTCTTGAGCTAAGAATTATAAATGACGATAATATTATAGCAACAATACTTGACCCAGCAGATATTTCATATGTATAGTGGAGGTAATGATGAATGAAGTACAAGAAAATAAAGTAGAAGAAGTCTCTAACGAGAATGAATTTGTAGTGGAGCTTGATGAGAATCAAGAAACTGCTCCAAAAGAAACTCAATCTGAAAATAAAGAGCAAACAATTGTTCGGACTGAAGAGTCTGATGAACATGAGTCTTACAGTGAGAAGGTTCAAAAAAGAATTGATGCACTAACTGCCAAAAGAAAAGCGGCAGAAGATGATGCAAACAATGCCATAACTTATGGAAAACAGGTAGAAGAAGAGAACAAAAAACTCAGAAAGCAACTTGAAACATATACAAATGGCTATACTAATGAGTTTGACACACGAATACAATCTCAAGAAGCACAAGTCAAACAACTGTTAAAGGAGGCTTATGATGCTCAAGATGTTGAAAAAATTGCTGAAGCAAACTCTGCACTTACTCAAGTCAATATTGAAAAAGAAAGACTTAGAGTTCTCAAGCAACAAAGAGAGCAAGAAAAAGCAACTCAAAAAAATGAGGGACAAAGCAGTCAAACGCAACAAGTAAAACAACCATCTATTGAGGATAATCCTAAAATTAAAGCATGGATTGCAAAAAACCCTTGGTATGGTAAAGATGATGAAATAGAAAAAAATTTAGCCTTGATGTTAGCTGATAAAAAAGTATCTACCATGTATGATGCTACAGATGACAGGTATTATGAAGAAATTGACAAAGAAATGGCTAAGTTATTTCCATCAGATCAGAACAACAGTAATGTCCAAACTGTTGCACCTGTAAATGGCAGAGCATCTGTCAAAACTGGACGAAAACAGAGAGTTGTTCTAAGCGAAAGTGAAAGAAGAACTGCTGACAAACTTGGTGTGCCATATGAGAAATATGCACAACAAAAATTAAAATTGCAAAAAGGAGCATAAGATGGCTGATAGATCAAATCGAGAGTCTGCTACTCGTGAAAAACAGGAAAGAAAACATGATTGGAAGCCACCTCAAACCCTTGATGCACCCGAAGCTCCTGTGGGGTATAAACACAGGTGGATAAGAGAACGTGTTATGGACTTTGATGATAAGCAAAATGTCTATAAACGAAGAAGAGAAGGGTATGAATTAGTCCGTGCAGAGGAGTATCCTGATTTTGACACCCCTGTGGTTGATGAAGGCAAAAATGCTGGAGTAATCGGTCAAGGAGGTTTATTATTAGCACGAGTTCCAGAGGAAGTTGCTGATAGTCGAAATGAATATTTCGCCAAAAAAACTTCAAATCAAATGTCAGTATATGATCAAGAGTTGGCAAATCAGCCAGAATCATCTGCTGGTAGGATTCTAAAACCAGAGAGAAAATCACAAGTTCGATTTGGTGGAAGAAAAAGTTTAAATGATTAAAATTACGGGAGTGTAAAATGGCAAATCAAGATGCTGCTTTTGGTATGCGTCCTTTAAGAATGATAGGTGGACAAGCCTTTCATGGAGGACAAAGCCGATATAGAATCGCTGCCAATTACGGAACTAATATTTTCCAAGGTGACATGGTTGCTCAAGT